CGCGACGGCGTGCTCGAATGCACGGCAAAAGTTCGGGCAGACGGCACCTCGCGGATTTGGTTTAAGCCGTCGGCGCAGACGCACGGCTGGCTGGTCATCTACGCAGACGGATACCAGCGCTCTCGCGGAGATCTAAGAGTTCATGAGTTCGTTCACGTCGTTCAGGGGATGCTGCTCGGCCCGCTTTACATCGTCCTGTACGGGGCACACTTCGGATTCAGGTATGCGTTCGGTCTCGAATGGCCGAGCCAGAAGCCTGACGTTCCAGAATGGTGGCCAGCCTACCGCGGCATCATCTTCGAGCGGCAGGCGTTCAACGTCGCGAAGAGGTACCGCGCGGAGCTGCCGGAGGCGCGCGTGCTTCGGTGGGGGCACGCGTGAAGCGCAGGAAGACCGGCGGTCACCTTGCGAAGGCTGCGAAGTACGCGGCTGCGTTGAGGCGCACGCGGGAGGATGCCGGGAAGATGCTCAAACAGGCCGAGGCTAAACAGGCTGCAACGCATGCGGCGCTCGTGGAGGCGTGGCGCGAGTACCACCGGTTTGCAAACGAACATGGCGAGTGCGCGATGGACGACCCGATCATATGCCGCGGGTGCTTTGAACTCAAGAATCTAGTCAGGTAACAACACAGGAGAACGAGATGAGCAGTGGAACAGACATCGTAATCAGCTTCGATACGACAGGGTCGATGTACCCGTGCCTCAGCCAGGTAAGGCGACAGGTGCAAGAGACGGTTCAGCGGCTGTTCAGGGACATCCCGGATCTACGCGTCGGCATCATCGCTCACGGCGACTACTGCGACGGGGCTCGGGCGATTACAAAGTTCGACCTGTCGTCAAGCCAGCGCGGCATCTGCGCCTTCGTTCGCTCGGTGCAGTCGACGTTCGGAGGCGATGCGCCTGAGTGTTACGAGCTTGCATTGTACGAGGCTCGAACCTTCGGCTGGCGGTCAGGCACCACGAAGGCGCTGGTGATGATCGGCGACGACGTTCCGCATGGACCTCACGAGCGGCAGAACACGCGGAACCTGGACTGGCGTAACGAGCTGGACCTTCTTCTCGAAGCCGGCATTCACGTGTACGCGGTCCAGGCGCTCGCGCGCTACCACGCGACGGCGTTCTGGAAGGAGATGGCGAAGCGAACCGGAGGCTTTCACCTGGAGCTTCACCAGTTCCGCGATGTTGTCGACATGCTTCTGGCTATCGCCTACAAGCAGCAAGGTGCCGGGCCGCTGTTCAAGTTCGAGCAAGAGGTGCAACAGTCCGGCCGGTACAGTCCACGCATCGAGCTGGTGTTCGCGACGTTGTCGCGCGGTGAACGCGCCGCGAAGGTTCGCCGTGCGACGTACGCCAAGCCGAAGCGTAAGCGATCGAAGCTAGCCGAGGTCAACCCGTCGCGGTTCCAGGCGTTGGAGGTCGACGACGACTGCGACATTAAAGGCTTCGTCGAGGAGCAAGGCGTCACGTTTCGCGCGGGCCGCGGGTTCTACCAGCTGACCAAAGCGGTCAAGGTGCAAGACCACAAGGAGATCATCCTCGAAGACAAAGAGACCGGCGACATGTTCACCGGACAGAAGGCGCGCGACATGCTCGGGCTCCCACATCGCGGCACGGTCTCACTGAACCCGCGCGACGTGCGCGACGTGATGCGGGACTACCTCGTTTACATCCAGTCGACGTCGTACAACCGGAAGCTGCTGGCAGACACCTGGTTCCTCTATGAGCTGTCCGATTACGATCGGGTGTCGGCGTGTTAGGCTAGATCGATGGTCGGACACGACTTCTGCACGTGCTGCGGCGCAACGTCGGGAACGACGATGTACTACGGCAACGTGCGGACCGTGGAAGACGAGCGCAGAGACGAGCTACACCGGAAACGACGACAACGATTCGAGGAAAGGCTGGCCGACTGGAAAGCCCAGGCCGCATTCGAATCGATGCAGAGGGTTCGCGACCTTCGCCTCGATGCGGCGCAGCCGGTAAAGGTCAGGTGGTTCGGCGTTCCACCTGTCGACGTGAGGTGTCGCTCTCCCACTTACCGCCGCGGCCCCGCGGTCGCTGCCCGCCCATTACCGATGGCCGAAACCTTTGCGATGGGCGGGTTTACTTTTTGCCGTTGACAGCAGATGCCGTCGTGTGCAGGATAGGAGCATGAACGCTTGACAGTCAGCTCGCGCATTACGTCATCGTCCGACGCGACCTCCCCTTCGGGTTGCAGGCCGCGAACATCGTCCACGCTAGCGGAGAGTCTTCTCCTCGCGTACCGAGCGGGTGCATTGCAGTTGCACTCCATGCCGACGGTGCTGCCCACGTCGCATGCCTCGCCGCACGACTGGAGGAGCACGACATCCATCACGTGGTTGTTGTGGAAGGCGAGGGGCGGTACCGTGGCCAACGCATGGCCATCGGCATCGAGCCAACCGAGGACCGCGACCTGGTCAGAAAGGTGGTCGGTGCGTTGCCTCTCGTGAAATAGCTTCGGGGTAGTAGCTCAGTGTTAGAGCGGCCGTGTTAAGCGGTGCGTCGGGCGGTTCGATTCCCTCCTACCCCACCAATGTCTCGTAGCTCAGCGGTGGAGCAACCAGCGTAAGCACCTGGGAGGTCGGAGGTTCGAGCCCTCCCGAGACAACCGCAGCGCAGGGTAATACCCCCGGCTCGGGTCAGGTTACTCTGCGCTTTTGCGTTGGACATACGGCCATCTGGTTTCCAGGCGGCCGTGGTCCGAGCTGCGAAATGTCACTCGCCCGATTTTAGTTCGCGTTAGCTGGTCGACATCTGTGCAGTTGACGGCGACAGCTGAGACGCGTACCCTGTCCTCGCTATCTGGTGCCGATCCCCTGTCCGACTGCACACCGGGCGAAACGGGACGGTGCCGGTTAGCTCATAGCAGGGAGGGCAAGGACCCGACCTGGGCTCATATCCCGGAAACGGATGGCGCGATACCATCCCCTGCTTCAACCGCGCTGGAGACGCATGGAAGACGAAGACCTTCGCAGACTGTTCGCTGTTGCCGAAGCATGGCAGTCGTACCGCCACCGAGACATGGAGAGTGCGTGTCGCAAGGTCGCTGAGGAGCTTCACGAGTTCGGTGATGCGCGGAACCTCATCGACAAGCTCGACGAGCTAGGTGATGTCGTGGTGAGCACACTGCGCGCGCTTCAGTCGCTGAGCCCCAGCGAGCGAGAGTTCATGCTCTGCGTTGGAGAGATGAAAGTGCGCCGTCGCATCGGCCCCGAAGGCATCAAGGACAAGGGAGCCGAGCGCATCGAGATGCAGGGGCTCGCCGACATTCTGAAGATTCGGCGCGACATCTAAATGAGTGACGCAGGGAACAAAACTCAGCGGCTGTGTGATGGTTGGGATCGCGCAGTGAAGGACGTCGAGCAGGCAAAGCGCGACCTGCGCAGGTCGGAGACGATGGCCGAGAACTCGATGCTCGAACTCGCCAATCACCTCGCGCCGTCGGACATGAAGCCCGGGGAAGTGATTGGCATCTGGGTTCGTTTCAGCAGTGCCGGCGGGACCGACGAGAAGCTCGTGTCGGTCACAAAGCACGCGACGCGAGGACTCCAGCTGTTGATTCGAGGTCAACGTGCCTGACCCGGGAAGCGCCTGCTGTCCACGCATCACGTTCGGCATCGACAGCGATACCGGCGTCTACGAGCCATCGCCTGGGAAGGTTGGGCTGACGGTCAACGGTGTCTGGTCGACCCGTGACGAGTTCTTCGCGTACTGCATCGCCCGGCAGCTGCTCTCACCGATCGAGGCTGTGGCTGCCTTGGCGTGGCTGGGGGCGCTTCCCGACGGCGTACTCGTGGAGCCAGATGGCGAACGAGAGCCCTGAATACCTGATGTTCGTCCGGTGCCTGCCGTGCCGGATGCAGATGCACGACCCGTGCTTCGGCGGGGTCGAGGCGCACCACGCCGGGCGCGACCGCGGGATGGGACAGCGGGCTCACGACAGCACGGCCGTACCGCTCTGCCGGAAGCACCATCAGTGCTACCACAGCCTATCGGGGCCGTTTAAGACGTTCAAGAAGCAAGAGCGACGCGACTGGTGCGCGAAGCAGATCGACTACGTGCGTCAGCGTTGGCTCGATGAAGACGAATCCCAAATTTGGTAATCGCTGCGAGACTACGGGCGTACTCGGCCCGCGCCCGCTGAAGCGCTAGGTATCGATCGAGTGTTACGTTGTTCCACATGGTGTCTCCTTGACGTTAGAGTACGCATTGCTTCAAGGCTTGACAATCATTTTGTCGTCTGAACTCCTACGAAGGACACCCGATGCCTCGCCCGACCACCGTTTACAAGAAGATGAAAGTTGCCTCGCTGGCGCCCGCTGACTACAACCCGAGGGACATCGACGACGATGGCCTGGAGGGGCTCACGGCTAGCCTTGACGAGTTCGGAATGGTCCAGCCGGTGGTGTGGAACAAGAAGACGAAGACCGTTGTGGGCGGTCATCAGCGGCTGAAGGTGTTGCGCGCTGAGGGGGCGAAGGAGGTGATGGTCTGCATCGTCGACCTGTCGCTGAAGCGCGAGAAGGCGCTGAACGTCGCGCTGAACAACCCGCATATCCAGGGGCACTTCACCGACGGATTGCAAGAGCTGCTGGAGGAAATCAAGCAGGACGATCGGCACCTGTTCCGAGACGTGGCCCTCGACCAGCTTCTGGCGGACGAGGCAGGCCGAGCGCTCAGAGAGTCAGATATCGTCCCAGACGTCCCCAAGGATCCAGTGACCCAAGTGGGCGACCTCTGGCTTCTCGGCGACCACAGGCTAGTGTGCGGCTCCTCTGTGGAACACAGCGACGTTACCCGCCTACAGGGTGAAGTTGAGGGTGCACAGTGCCTGTGGACAGACCCACCATACGGTATCGACTACGCAAAGCGCCCAGGGGAGGGGGAATCGAAGGAGGCGCTGAAGGCCCGCTCGAAGAAGGCTGGCGGGAAGCTCGCGGGCGACAAGAAGGTCGACCTCCCCAAGCTGTTGAAGGGCGCGTTCAAGCTCGCATTCGACTACGTGATGAGACCGGGCTCAGGGGTCTACGTGGCGCACGCAAGCGGCGACATCAGATGGATGTTCAACGTCGCGCTGCGCGAGGCTGGCTTCGTCCCCAGGCAAGAGCTGGTATGGGTGAAGTCGAGCTGGGTCATGGGGCGCCTGGACTACCACTATGGCCACGAGCCCATCTGGTACGGATTCAAGCCCGGAGACAAGACATTCGGGCGCCCGGTGGGCAAGAGCGCAGAGAAGATCGCTGGCCGCGTTGGCTGGTTTGGCGACAACGTTCAGGGCACGGTGTTCGAGGTACCGAAGCCGCGGAACAACGACAAGCATCCCACCATGAAGCCCGTTGAGCTGATTGCTCCGATGGTGGCAAATAGCTCGCGCGTCGGTGACTGGGTCTTCGATCCGTTCGTGGGCTCGGGCTCAACTTTGGTGACGTGCCAGGGCATGGATCGGCGCTGTTTGGCCATGGAAATCGACCCCGGGTACTGCGACGTGGTCATAGAGCGCTGGCAGAACCTCACCGGGCAGAAGGCCAAGCTGGGGTAGCTTACGAGGAAGTCGTGACGGGAAACTTCGGGACCTGTACGATTTCAGCATGCTACGTTGACATCGGTTGACTTTTGCAGATTTCCAAAGGAGCCACAGGCTATGAAGCCCCGCGGCAACAGCGTCGCAACGCAAAATCGTAGGCGTGACGTCGAGGCGATGATGGCGATGCTCATCGGAACGCGTCGCATTCAAGAGGACGTTTCGGTCAAGCACAACGTGACGAAGCGAACCGTGCGAAGCGACATCCTCTGGGTCCACAAGCAGTGGGACGAGGAAGCGCTTGCCAACCGGCCGAGCCGTCGAAACCAGATGCGCCAGATGCTGGAGAAGCTGGTACAGAAGTCGATGGCGGCGAAGGATTGGAAGGCTGCGACCGGTGCATGCGACAGGTTGATGAAGCTCGACGGATTGAACGCGCCGCTTCAGATCGAGGCGACCACTAAGATCACGCATCGAGTCGAGCTGATGACAAGCGACCAACAGCGGAAGGCGCTGTTCAGTATGGTGAAGCGTCTCTCTAGCTCCAACGGAAAGAGCGAGGAGAGCGAAGCCATCGAGGTGCCGACCAACGGCAGCGGCAACGGCAGTGCAGTTACCCACTGATCTCGAAGCCGTCTACCGGCAGCTACCACTAGACCAGAAGGGCGACTTCCTCGAACTGGTATCTCGGCGGTTTCAGTTCCAGCCGGTGCGCGAGTTCATCAGTGAGGTCTCGCCGCACCTTCCGCCACCAGAGCACACGCGCATTATCACTGACGAGGTCGAGCGGGCTATGCGCGAGCCCGTTTCAGTCGTGCTGTCGATGCCGCCGCGGCACGCGAAGACGTTGACACTGCTGCACTGCTTCGCGTGGTGGCTCAAGCATAACCCGGCCGACACGTGCGGGTACTTCACTTACTCCGACGACCTCGGAAAACGCAAGAGCCGCATCGCGCGCGACATCGCACACCGCGCCGGAATCCAGATGAACCCCGACGTACAGAACGCGGGCGAGTGGAGAACGACGCTCGGTGGCGGGCTCATCGCAGGCGGCCGTGGTGGTGGTCTAACCGGCGACGGCGTGAGCGGATTGTTCGTGGTCGACGACCCGTTCAAGAACCGCAAGGAAGCCGACTCGGAGAACATCCGCGAGGACGTATGGGAGTGGTTCGCCGAAGTGGTGAACACGCGACTCGAAGGCGCGTCTCTGTTCGTCGTTCACACGCGCTGGCATAACGACGATCTCATTGGGCGCCTGGAGGTGATGGCACAGGAGATCCCAGAGCTGGCGAACATCCGCGTCGTCAACCTTCCTGCGCTGGCTGTCGAGCAAGACCCCAAGGACGACCCGATGGGCCGGTCGATGGGGCAAGCGCTCTGGCCCGAGAAGGAGACCGCGGTTGAGCTGAACCGCAAGCGCGTACTGATGGGTGACTGGTCGTTCGGCGCTCTGTATCAGGGGACGCCGAGACCTCGCGGGTCGAACGTGTTCAGCGAGCCACGGTACTACGACTTCGACGATTTCAAGATCGACGGCTGCTCTGTGGTGTTGGGCGGCGACCCTGCGGCATCGAAGAGCACCACGGCTGACTACTCGACCGCGGTCATCATTGCAGTGCGCCAGGAGGACCGCGTGATTCACCTGGATGGCTGGGCCGAGCCGCGGAAGATGCGCATGCCCGTCGGGTACGTTCAATACGTCTACCGCGAGCAGGTCACGATCCCGCAATACGTTGACGACATTCGGTCGCTTCAGAAAACCTGGTACAACGCGAAGCTCGGGATCGAGGCGGTGTCTGGCTTCAAGGCGGTGCCGCAGCTGCTGCTCAGATTCGACCCAGATCTCCGCGTTCAGGAGATGCCAACCCTCGGCGACAAGTTCCAGCGAGCTGCGCCAGTGGCTGCTATGTGGAACGCCGGGCTCATCATGCTTCCTGTCGATTCGCGCGGGGTAGCGCATCCGTGGGTGAAGGCATTCGTGAAGGAGGTCTGCAACTTCACGGGGGTCAACGACGCAACAGACGACCAGGTAGACGGTTTGGCGCATGCGTGGAACCAGATCGCGTACGCAGCCAAGCCTGTACAACGGGGCTCGGTTGCATCACCATCGCGATGGCGCTAACAGGGAGAGACCATGGCACGAGGCAAGCGAATCAAGGAGACGGTCAACATCAGCGGTACCCCACCAGCCCCAGATCGGCGAGGTGGCGCACGCGCGGCTCGACGTGTTGACCAGGATGCACGGGTACCGAATCCGTTCCCCCTCATCCGTGTGAAGGACATCCCAGAAGGCCCGACACCGTGCAACGTGCCGCTCGACGGCCCCGAGTGCATCATGGGAGACAATGGCCTGTGCATCGTGTGCGGCGCCGGAGACTTCTCCGGCATCGACATGGCCACAACTCAGATGCATGACATCGTCGAGATGCAGGACCTCACCGAGGTCAAACTGAAGAAGCTCGCCGTGGACGCCGGGCTTACGACGAAGACCAAAAAGCGCAAGCCCCGACCGGGTAAGAGGTAGATCATGGCAGGCAACGATTCAATGCAGGGCAGCGGAGAGGGCATCTCCGACAATGAAGCTCGACACCGCACCATCAAACGCGCCGAGTCACGGCACGCAGATTTCCCCCAGGGCACGCAGACCGAAACCGAGGGCGGGCCTGGCGCCATCCCGTATCGACTGCTGAAGGTGACGCACCCGGACTACGCCGCTGGGTACTGGCGTCGGTTGCGCGCGCTGTATTCCGGCGGCAAGATGCTAATGGACGATCCTGTTGTGATGAAGGAGGTCTTTCCCCCTCACCGCAACGAGCACCCGAGCGTCTACGAAGAGCGATGCAACCGCGCTTTTTACACGCCATACGCCGGGGAGATCATCGACGACATCGTGTCGATGCTGTGCAACACACCCATCACCATGGACACGAACGACTCGACGAAGGAGAAGGGCTCATACCCTCCATGGTACGACGCCTTCCACGAGGACACGTCGCACGTCGATTCAGAGGTGACCCCGTTCAACGAACAGCTGCGCGACTGCATGCTGAACTCGCTCATCTGTCGAACAGCATGGGTACTCGTCGACCTTCCAGACATGCGCGGCCTCGGAAACGAAGAGCCGGTATACGCAGATAGGCTCGACCAGAAGATGAGCGGTGCACTCGACGCCTACGCCGTACGCATCGAACCGGAGAGCGTCATCGACTGGGAGGAGGATGAATCGAACACCCTGCAATGGGCGCTCGTTCACACGGTTGAAGCCCAGCGCGAGAACCTGTTCTCGTCGCGCGACGTGCACACGCAGCGGTGGACCTACTACGACACGAATGGCTGGTCTCGATACGAGCTGCGCCACAAGGCCGACGAGAAGCCCAAGGATACAGATCTTGTGCGGCTGGTCAATGAGGGCACGTATTCCACGGGCAAGGTACCGCTGGTTCGCCTCACTGTGCCCGAAGGCTTGTGGGCCATGGCGAAGCTCGAAGGCTTGGCGCGCGAGCACTTCAACAAGCGCAGCGGCCTGGCTTGGGCCGAGCTGCAATCGCTACTGCCAGAGCTGTATGAATTCCACGGACCAGAAGAGACGTCCATGGGCGGAACGCAGGTGCCTGGCGTATCCGCGAACCAGGAGAACCCGGAACGCGCGACGACGCAGGCAAGGGGGCAGGGGTACGTCCAGCAGCGAGGTCACCAGGATCGCGCCGAGTTCGTCGGCCCTGACCCGGGGCCGTTCAGCGAAGCGCGCGCGAGCTGTGTCGACACGAAGAACGAAATGCATCGCGTAACGCATCAGATGTCCCTGGCTGTCGACACGAACGCGGCGACCGTGGGGCGAAGCGGCGAGTCGAAGAAGCAAGACAAGTCGTCGAAGACCACGGTCCTCGATGCGCTGGGCGTTCTGCTTCGCTCGTTCGCCGAGAAGGTGTACGGGATGGTCTCGTGTGTGCGCGGCGAAGCCGACCTTGCTCCGCAGTGGAACGCCGCTGGCTGCGACAAGTTCGATGAGACGCAAGCGTCAGATGAGATCGAGAAGGGGGTCACCCTCGAAGGCATCTCGATTCCATCGGCCACGTTTCAGCGCCTGTTCAAGTTCGCGCTGGCGAAGGTCACACTCGGGGATAACGCAACAGCAGACGACCTCGACGACATCGAGACCGAGCTGATGATGAACATCACTGACGACCAGTTCTCGCCAATGATGGACCGCATCGAAGTACACCCTGGAGCTGGTGACATCGAAGAAGAGGACCTCGAAGAAGAGGACGAGGACGACGACAAGCCCCCGGCTCCACCAGAGAAGCCTGAAGTTGGCCGCAAGAAGATGGTCGACACGAGGAAGAAGTGAGCGACGAGATTGCAGTTGCGCGCCTGGCAAAGCAAATGCGCGAAGGTCTCGCCGACTTGGTCGGTACCGTCGTCACGCCTGACTTGGTCGCGCAGCGGATGATGGAGTCGTTGTCTGGTTGGCTGGAAGAGGCAGGTGTCGAGGAAACGCCGGATATCGATGTGACGTTCGACCCCGACAACCCGAGCCAGATGATGATCCACATCCCCATCACCGTGATGCAGCTCGAACTCACCGTCGACGACGCATCGATCGATCTACCTCCTGGCCGGTACGCATTCGACGAGGAGAGCGGAGAGTTCATCCCGATCGACTGACCTATGGCGCGCAAAATCACCGGCAAGCAGCGCAGGGAGTACCAGGCTGTCCTGCAACGGTCAGCGGCAGCCGTGGACGGGCTTCCTACGCCGGTAGCCAGGAAGGTGGCACCCATCCTCGCGCAGGCCCGTGCCGAGCTTCTCAAGGACTTGAAGAAGTGGCTCGACAAAGAGGACGGGGACAAGAGGTTCACCACGCAGAAGCTCCGTAGCGCGCTGCAACAGGTTCGCTCTGCTCTCAACACACTGAAGGAGACAGAGCCAGCGCTTGTCGAAGGGTTGAACCTGAGCGCGAAGGACGCTGCGTCTCTGTCGATGAAGAACGTCGAAGACGAGATGCTTCGGTTCGGGCATCTGTTCGACGGCGAGATGAACTCGGTCGCCATGGACGAGGCGATCGTGCTCGCGCGCGGCGACAGCTTGGTACTGAAGCGCTTCCCCCGCTCAGCTCGGCGTTACTCTGGCGACATCCGCAAGCGGCTCGTTCAAGAGCTTGCGGTCGGGCGCGTGAAGGGCGAGACCATTCGCGAAACAGGTGAACGGCTGAAGCGGAACATGCCGGGCGTGTTCGGGCAGTTCTCGCGGCGCGCGTCGATGGTGGCACGCACCGAGGTGATGCACGCATACAACGTCTATCACAAGGAGGGCATCAGAGAGATCGCGAAGGTCGACCCCGGCATAAAGAACCGGTGGGATGCTGCGTACGACTGGCGGCGGTGCCCGCAGTGCAAGAGCCTCGATGGTCAGGTGAGGGCGGTTGACGAGGAGTTCGTAGGCAAATGGCGAGGGGCCAAGAAGTCGTACACGTCGCGGCACATCGAACCGCCGGCCCATCCCAATTGCCGATGTGTGATCGTGGCGTGGCACGAGGATTGGAAGATGGACGCCGAAGGTGCGCCGCCAGAATCCGGCGACCGAGGTAAGCCGCATCCAGGCAACCTGCTACCGAAGGCGCCAAGGATTAAGCCCGACCTCGACAAGCCGCCGCACAAGCGAAGCGGCGCCAACTTCGGAAAGGTCTGGCTGCCGGGCGAAGACAAGGCGGCACGCAAGGCGCGGATGACCAAGGAGCGCATAAGGAAGTATCGCGCGAAGAAGAAGGGGCTACTGATACCCGATGACACCATTCACCCTCATGCAACCGACAAGGAACAGGTAGCCGCGCCACCGAAGCCGCCGCCGAAGAAGAAGCGAGAGTGGGTTGCGGGTGCGCCGTTCGATGGTCAGGTCGTATGGGATGTCAAGACCGGCGAGCGCCGCACAACGAAGCGCTTGACCGAAGACGACGGCAGGATCTGGATCGTCGTTCGCGACAAGACACGCCAGGTCGGCAAGTACCCAGGCGACAACAAGCTACAGGTCGAACTGTTTTGGGATCGCCACACGAAGACCAAGCCGGACAAGCTCAAGCCGATCCCGTTCCACGCGAACGCGCCAAAGAAGGGTAGCTTCGTCTGGTCGAAGAAGACCGGGAAGAAGTGGGAAATCCTCCACCAGTACAGCGACGCCAAGAAGCAGAATCCGATATTTCAAGCACTGCGCGTCGACGGCGGTGCGACAACGAGGTTCTACGAGGGCGACGCCCCAGACGATATTAGAACATTCTGGTCACTGTTCAGCCGCACACCCAAGAAGTGGGCGAAGGGTGCACCCACTAACGGCATGACCGTGTGGGGGAGGCGCTACGGCTCGAAGTTCACCGTCGTTCGCGAGACCGACGCCGACGGCAGATTGTGGTTCTTCGCGAAGAACGAGAGGGGCGGCGAGTCACAGAAGTACCGCGGCTCAGCTGCGCATGCAGTCCTGATGTTCTGGAAGGGGTACTCGAAGGAGAAGACCGAGAAGAAGCCCGAGAAGGAAGAGACCGAGTGGGATGCCAACGCACCGGAGGACGGATCTACGGTATGGGTGAGGGACACCGGCAAGAAGCTCGTGGTGAAACGCGCGAAGGTGTACGGCGGCAAGTGGCTAGTCGTGTCGGGCGGCCCTTCGCAGGCAGAGCGGCTGCGTGGTGACACGAAGAGCGGCGTCGCCATGTTCTGGAGCCACTACTCGAAGAGCGAGGTCAAGCCGCCACCGAAGCCCGTCGGAGGCAAGCCGCTAGCGAGTGCTCCGAAGAAAAACCAGATCGTCTGGAACAAGATCACAGGCAGCAAGTATGTTGTGCGGCACAGCTTCTCCGATGCCGAAGAGCAATTTCCAGTCTTCGCAGTCGAGCCAATCGACGGAGGCGTTCGCGTGTACGGTAGCTGGCTGGCTACGGACAAGCTGGACGTCAAGTCGTTCTGGAAAACATACAACCCGATCGAGCCAGCGACTGACTCGTTCCACTCCACGGCGCCGACCGATGGCCAGTCAGTGTGGGGGCAGAGGTTCGCCCGCGAGTATGTCGTCACGCGCGGATGGGATGACGAGGAGAAGAAGAAGGGGCCATGGTTCGTACTGCGACCAGCTGACGGCGCGAAGGCCGTATCTGTTCGATGGAGGGGTGACGACATCGCGGCGCTGTCTCGCTTCTGGAGCACCTATCTTCCGTTCAAGCACACGCCGACGAAGTTGTACCCGGAGGCCGTCGACAGCGTGCCGGGCGTCCCAGATAGCGGGCTTATGGTTCAGCGCAAGGGGACGAAGAAGAGGCGCAGGGTAGATCACGACTACGACCGTGAAGGAGGGAGGCCCCTCTTCTCCCTCATCGGCGAACGTGGCAAACGCGTACGCACCTACGACGCAACTAGCAGCTTAGACGTCGCAGCGTTCTGGAGCGAATACGAGCACGCCGACAAGGAGCACGAGAAGCCCGTGAAGTTCAGGTCGCGGGTACCGGCGGACGGTATCACCGTATGGCGCAAGCTCACGGGCGCCGAGTTCACGGTTCACCGTGCCTGGGTAGACGACAGCAAACAGAAGCCTCAATTCTGGGTCACTGATGCGACCACAGGCATGGCGGTGCTGCTATACGACGGCACAAGCAAGAAGGACATCGACAGCTTCTGGCGTCGCCACACGAAGGTGAAGCCGAAGAAGGAAGAGCCCGAGCCCGACACCAGCGTCGTCGAGGCGAAGGTGTTTCCTAAGGGCACGAGCTTCGGCAAGGTGTGGCTGCCTGGCGAGAGCAAGAGTGAGCGGAAGGCACGGCTCACGCGCGAGCGTATCCGCGGGTACCGCCTGAAGAAGAAGGGCAAGCCAGCCCCTGAGATCACTATCCACCCGGACGCCACCAAGGAGCAGAACGACAAGGTGCCCGGCAAGCCCGCCGGGAAGAAGATGAAGCGACCGGTCGACCTCGACACGCCCGCAAAGCGGAAGAAGGAGATGGTCAAGGTATCCTCCGACTTCAAGAAGCTCTTCGATCGACTGTATGCCGAGCTGAAGCCACTCGACAAAGAGCTGGACAAGATCAGGTACAAGAAGAGGTGGAGGTGGAAAGACCAGGCGCGGAAGAAGATCCTTGAATCTGACATCGCCGATCTGAACAAGATCGCCGAGTCGCCAAAGAACAGGAAGCTACTGAAGGAAGCGCGGCAGAAGATGAAAGACGTCGCCGCGGCAATGACTCCCAAGGAGCGAGCCGAGTCTGTTGCCCTCGTTGCGTCGCGCGCAACGAACACGCGCGCAGGCTTCGAGAGTGGCGACTGGACTCTGGTACGTCAGAGCATCGACGACGTCCTCGACCTCGATGGCTTGCACAAGCGACCGCAAGACGTCGACGACATCATGATTCAGAAGAACCCGCGCGGTGCGCTGGGTACGCACGCATGGAACGGTCGAATCCATATTCGCGATACGCAAATCAAGAAGGCGAAGAAGTTCACGAAGCAGTTCGCCAAGCCAGCTCTGGCGAAGAAGTCGCGCGCAGATCTCAAGGCGTTCGGCAAGCTCAGCGTGCGAGCACGTGTCGACATCGATGCGCACCGTGCAGCGGTCAAGGAACGCACCGGATGGCACCGCAACCAGACGAAGCTGTTGGATGCATTTAAGAACCACCCGAACTTCACAGAAGCCGAGGACAAGAAGAGGCGTGCCGTCTTCAGCAGGGAGTACCACAGGAAGGGTGAGGAGACGCTGAAGCTGCTGAAGAAGATGACCGCATCGCTCGACAAGATAAAAGAACATCCAGGCAAAGAGCTGTACGACAACTCGCAGGGCATGCGCACCATCGTGCACGAAGCGGTTCATGGGCACGGCAACATGGGCACGAAGGCGTATCGCGGACACGGCAAGATCGTCGAGGAGGTCGTCACCGAGGTCTCCGCGCGCGACATCATGCACAGGTACTACGGGGTAGCGCGCAGCATGCAGCGAAACGGTGGATCGTATGGCACCTGGATCGATACCCTCACTGACGGCATTGCTGCATCGCATGATGTGTCGCGCGACGACGCCTTCGAGATCCTGACAAGGGTCTCCCGTGACATGAAGAAGTCGACGGACAGGCACGACGGCGCCGACGCATTCACCGACGCGTTCATCGTCCTGTTCCCGAAGGATAAGCGAAAAGCAATGCGCGATGCACTGGCGTCCGCCAAGAAGAAGAGCCGACCATAATGGCGAAGAATCTGAACATCGTGGACATGCCACGCAACGACCTGGATGCAGCAGAGCGGTACTACAAGTCGCTGAAGAGACCGCTAACGCAAGACGAGTGGATCGTCATCTGGCGCAGTCAAGACGACCCGGTCGGGCTGGAGATTCTAGCCGAAGACTGGGACATCGATATGACGCCAGAGAAGACGTACCTTGACGAACTGCTCAGCTATAGACCAAGTTAACCGCTGCACACCGCAGCAGAAATCCAACAGGGGAGAAGAGTATGAAGTTCGAGAATCTACGGAATGCGTTCAACGTGATGGTGCCGACGTCCGGCCTGGTCTGCTCTGCGGATGACGACCCGCCAGCCGGTGGTGGCGACGGTGGCGACCCGCCCGCGGCGCCAGCTATCGACGAGAAGAAGCTCGCGAACATGGTGAACAGCGCGGTGACTGGGCACCTGAAGCGGCTCGACTTCTCGGGCATGATCTCCAGTGGTATCGGCGAGGCCATGAAGAGCTTCCAGCCGCCGACACCAGCGGCACCGGAGACACCGGCACCAGGCGACAAGCCGCCGAGCGCTGCCGAGATCGAGCTGGCGAAGATGAAGACAGAGCAGAAGGTTATCCGCGAGAAGCTCGAAGCCACCGAGAACGCAGCAGCAGCGGAGAAGCAGAAGGCCGTAGTGCAACAGGAGCGCAGCTCGCTCACGAACGCACTGCGGAAGGGCGGCGTCGATGACGCTCGCCTCGGCGCAGCTTCCGCGTACCTGTATCTCGACCAGAAGCTCATCGAGCGCGACGAGGACGGGAACATCTGCATGCGCTTCAAGCGCGAGTGGGGGCCAGAGCTTCTGCCTATCGACGAGGGCATCGTCGAGTACCTCGGTACCGATGAGGGCAAAGTGTTCCTCCCGCCGGTCGACGTATCCGGTTCCGGCAACAAGGGTGGACGCCCGCCAGCCAGGCGCCCGGGAGAGAAGCCGTCCAGGGGAGAGCTGATGACTCATCTCGGGAAACAATTGTTCGGCGCCATCGAGTAGCGGCTAAGACGCCGAATCGGTACAGCAAGCCATACCTACGGCATCATCGGCCGCATCGCTTCTTCGTGAAGTGGTGCGGCCGGCTGCGTTCGTTAACTTGACACGAACGGAAAGGGGGCGGATGGTTTGCGTACACCCGGCCTCGACTGGGTTGCACGGAGGCAACACGCACGTTGCATAACTCACCTCGGTGAGCACGCCAGCGCAGCGAACAGCGCGGACCCTGCAACCCACCAACATTTACGAGGCACGCATGGCTGTTGTTTCATTCTCGACCATCGACGCGACCCTCTCGGAACTATTTTTCGATGAGATCGCGAATCAGATCAACCGTTCCTGTGTCGCCGCTCAGGTGCTGGACATCTCGCCTGGCACAGGCAAGAACGTTCAGTGGTCCGTTCGCACGGGTACCGCAACTCCGACCACCGCCGTCATCTCCGATGGCGCCGACGTCACAACCTTCAACAACGACACCAAGTCGGCCGCCGTTCTCCAGTACGGCACCTACCACGACGCCTTCAGCGTCACTGGTAAGGCGATGGCAGCTGCCCGCGCCGCCGGCAACCCCGCCGAGCTTGCCGCGCTGCTCGTTGACGAGCTTGGTGATTCGGTGGAGCGTCTCGCGCGCGCCATCGCAGCGGACATCTACACCGGCACTGGCGCCACGAACAACATGCACGGGCTCTACGGATCCCTCGGTGCTGGTACCGTTGACGCCATCGGCGACACCGGCATCTACGCCGGCATCGATCGTTCGGGTGTCGCGCAGTGGCAAGGGAACGTGGTCGACGCTGGAGCTGGAGACTTCCAGGCGAACGCCTTCACGCTTATGCGTGAACTGCGCCGCGTGATCTACTCGGCGAGTGGTGAGCGTCCCGACATCTTCATCACCGATCCGGTCCAGCACGAAAAGCTCGGTCTCGCGTACCAGGCCGAGCGCCGGTACACCGACAGCGTCCGACGCAACGATGGCACCGTCATCAAGCTAGACGGTGGCTACCAGGTGCTGGAGTTCGACGGCATCCCGGTCATCGAAGACGTTCTGCATCCCGTGCAGAAGGTCACCGCGTTGAACTCGCGCCACGTGAAGATCTGTCAGCTCATCGACAGCCCTGACGTGATGAACCGCGCCATGGGAACGATCGGCCTCGCCGGTACCCCCGAAGAGCAGTTCGGCAAGAACAAGTCGAAGCTCTACGCGCGCATTCAGCCGCTCGCAATCACGGGCGACGCGTTCAAGTTCGCCCTCTACTGCTACCCGCAGATCATGGTCAAACGCCCGAACGCGTGCGGCTACATCACCAACCTCGCTGCGTAAGCAGTCCATCGCGCTAGCTAACTGACAGGGGCGTAAGCCCCGCTCGGTTCATCAGGAGAGAACACCAATGTCAAAGCACATGTACGGACTGACCAGCGAGACCGACGCGGTCGAGATTTCCTCGGCGGTCAACGTCGAGAACCTCGATCCGGTCTGCGTCAATGTCTACGAGGAGACCGCCTCCTTCGTTGGCACCTTCACCGTAGAAGGCAGCGTCGACGGGACGAACTTCGCTGCACTGGACGACATCTTCGGGAACAGCCTTGCTGGTCTCACGGCGGTTGCCTGGTACCAGCTTCCGGCTGGGCTCAAGAAGGTTCGCATCAACCAGACTGCGACCACGTCTGGCGGCATCGTCATGGCGGCCGGCGGCATCGACAAGACCCTCAAGTAAGCGACACCCCCTCGCGCGAGAGTCCGGTTTTTCCTTCTCGGGCTCTCGCGCACCCTTTCGTTCACCGACACAGGAGATCCACGCACGATGAGCATCCCCATGCAGAAGTACCTGAATCCGAGCGCGGGAACTTTGCGACTGGAGATCGGGAATGCGCCCGGCGGACCTCCCACGGTTTACACGAGTGAGCCAGGCGAGTCATGCGTCGGCCCGATCTGCTACGAGAAGGCGTTCAACCGCGTTGGATTCGTCGCGAAGTCGAAGGCCACGCCAGGGCAGCTGAACGTCTCGAACGTCGTCAAGCCAACGCCTCCGAAGCCGACGCCCCCAAAGCCGGCCCCGAAGCCCATGTCGAAGTCGGTGAAGCCGCCCGGTGTACCGGACGAGCCGAAGCCCGCAAAGGGCAAGGGCAGTGGCAAGGGTAAGGGCAAGGGGTAGCTCGTGGCACTCACCGACACCCAAAGGGCTGCGGTTCGGCGCGCGCTGGGATGGTCGGCCCGCTTCCACCAGTCCGATAGCCGCCTCGAACAGGCGATGTCGGCGCTGTCTACGGAGCCCGAGCACGAGCTTCAGGTCACCGACCTACTCGCGAACGACGGCATCCTCGCGAACATCTCCGACATCCAGACGAAGCTGCGCGGCGCGCACTCGCGGTTGAAGGCAAACAAAGTCGGCTCGATCGAGCTACGCCAGCAGGAGACCAATCAGTTGAAGGCTGAAGGTGACCGCTGGGTTGAAGACCTCGCTCGAATGCTTGGCGTCGAGACTCGCAGCGGCGGGCAGTTCGGCGGCGCGCGCATTCGCTCGTTCGCTGGTCCTGGTGGTTCCTCTGGTGGAGGCAACTACGTCGGCAAGTGATTCGTCTTCTCCTCGGCGCTGGTACTACATCTCCAGTGTTGGTCGGCGTCGGGGGGCGGACATTAAACCAACGGAGAGCAAACCATGTCCAGCTACGTATCAGAAGATCTCGGCATCCCCGTCACCGACACGTCGTCGACGCCGGTAGCCGTATCCCCTCGCTCGCCGATCACAGTCGGCCTGAGCGGTACCCATAACGCCAGCGTCCAGTTCCAGTGGTCGCCGGATACCTCCGGTTCGGCCTGGTATTCCCTTGGTGACATCTTCATCACCACTGCGACCGGCCAGCGCACTCTCGAAGCTGGCCGTGCGCGTCGCGTGCGTGCAACGGTGTCGAGCTACTCCTCGGGCACGCCCGTCGGAACAATCCTTCACGACTCGTCCTTGTCGGCGCACCTACTGGAGCGCACCTTCAAGTCTGGAACGCTCGCGATTGCAAGCAGCGTTGCGGCCGGCGCAGCAACCGCACTCGATGGCGGCGAACAGTGCGTCATCGGATTGAGCGGCACCTTCACTGCTACCGTGCAGATGCAGGTCTCGCTCAGCGCGGCCGGTTCCGACTGGCACAACGTCGGCCTCCCCCTCACGGCTGCCGGCTCCGTCGTCGTCGCCCGCGGCGCCGCGGCTCGCGTGCGCGCCAATACGACCGCGTACACCTCGGGCACGCCGGTGGCAACCATCAACAGGGGTCTCTCCACGGAGCTGGTTGCAAACCTGCCGGTGGACCTGGAGACCGTCACGAGCGGGGCACTGTCCCTGGACGTGCTCACCTCGCTGATTTCCGTCACCGGCACGAAGGCGTACACGCTGGCCGATGGTCGCTACGAGGGGCAGATCAAGAAGTTCGTGGTCATCCTCGCAGCCACCACGCCAGACGGTACGCTGACCCCGGCGAACTTCGCCGACGGCACAAGCATTGACCTCGATGCGCTTCTCGAAGCCGGCGAGCTGGTGTGGACCGCGGCCGGTTGGCGCATCATGAACTTCAAGGGCATGACCATCACGTAAGACCATGGGTGGTTCTGCCGTACTCGATTCGGATGTTCTCGTCGACAGCCTCGTTGTCGACGTGATCGATTCCCTGCGCGACGAGCTTCACACAGAGTTCGGCGTGCGCGCCTATCGCGCCTACACCGTCCACGAAACGTGGTCGGGTGGCGTGGTTGGCAAGGGATCCGTTTCGTCTGTCGAGACAGAGATTACCTCGCAGCCGGTCATCGACATCTGGGACGGGTACCGATACGAGCTTGCAACGTGCGGCATCGATCAGCTCGGGGAGATTCGTCTTCGCGAGGTGTCCCTGTCGTACATCGAAGCAGAGCTTATTGGCGTGCGCGCGTCGATGGGCAAGAACCAGCGCTTCTTCTGGCGCATCAAAGAGGCGCACGGTCAGGCAAACCGGACGAAGACCTTCAATGTCGGCAAGCCTCCGTTCGTGGATCGCGAGAAGGATATGGGCTGGGTCGTGTTCCTCCGCTCAGGTCAGGAGTCGACCTGATGGGCATCGCGATCGAACCAGGAGGGCTCAAGGCCGAGCTGAAGCGACACGGTCGTGTGACGGCGAAGCTCATCCAGCATGCCGTTGCAGTAAGCGCCGAGAGGGGCCGAACGTACATCTCGGGCAAGACACCGTTCGACCAACACGAGCTGGCTGCCGCGTGGAAGGTGAAGCGAATACGCAAGGTGAAGAAGAAGGGTGCGATAGTCATCCTCTTCAACCATGCGCCGTACGCTGGCGTCGTCGAGTCCGGCACGCGGGGCGGGCACAAGGTCTCCATCAAAGGCCAGGCCGCGATCTACGAATGGGTGCGTCGTCACTTCAC